ATTAGACATCAGTATGAAGATGAGTTTAGAAACTTTGTTGGAATACAAATATTTTGGGATGACAATGGTGTAGCAGGTTCTGATTATGAAGAACTGCAAGACTCTGACCTAGATGATGTAATGGTTGAAAAATTTCCAGAGTGGCATGATGATGACTTTGATCATTATGATTACCATGAAAAGTATGACTGTGTACCTGGCGAACACTTAGATGATTTTGTTTGGGAATGGATGGATGAACAATGGAATGATTTATCTTTACCCTTCAAAAACTCAGACGAAGAAGAAGGAAGTTTTTATGGATACAAAGAGAAGAACGACAATTACGTTCATGGGTTGGATGACTAATGATCTACTTAAGAAAAGATATGCCACAAGTGCATATGACGGACATTGAACGATCTGATTTTTCTTTTACAGTACAAAGTATACGCTATGTAGACTTATTACCAACACAAAAAGATAGAGATCCTAAGGTTACTAAGAAGATGGAAATGCGTTTAAGCGGTGGCTTTTATAGAAACCCAATAAAAGTATGCCCTGCTACATTAGGAAAATACTATATTATAAATGGGCATCATAGATTTGACTTTCTATCGAAAAGATACCGAGACAGTACCGATGATACATATGTAAATCATTGCGAATGTGTAGTCATCAATGCAAACCTAGAGGATATCTTACACTATTTTAAATAATTAACTCGAAGGGCGACCATAATTTTAATTTTATGGATTCTCCCAACCATATACTTTGGTTCGCCCTTTAGAGTTTTTTCGTAATTAAGGACACAATGAAGGCAGTACTAAGCAACAGAATATACATAGAGTGCACTAACGAGTACCAAGAGTATCTCGACAAAGAACTCACCTATAGTATACCGCCTCGTAGACCTACAGATCCGCCTATCATCATAAAGAATATGGGCGTAGTGAGAGCAGGTTTAGTGACCTTACCAATCGGGAGAACGGATTTAATTCCAGACGATTACGAGATAGTTGACAAACGGGTTGAGTTACCAATCGAACCACTTGACTTCAAGTTCACTTTACGAGACTCTCAACAGTCTGTATATGATGAAGTCGAAGGCAGTTGTATAATCAACGCTTGGGTCAGTTGGGGAAAGACATTTACTGCGTTAGCTATCGCAAATAAATTACAACAGAAAACTTTAATCGTTACCCACACTTTAGCCTTAAGAGGGCAGTGGGAAAAAGAAGTAAAAAAAGTTTTCGGGGTTACGGCGGGTGTGATTGGCTCAGGGAAGTTTGAGATCGATTCGCCTTTCGTCGTGGGAAATGTGCAAACTTTGTATCGAAATATCGACAAAATCACACAAGAGTTCGGTACTATTATACTTGATGAAATGCATCATGTAAGTAGTCCAACTTTTACACGAATTATTGATGCTTCGAGAGCAAAGAATAAAATTGGTTTAACAGGAACCTTGCAACGAAAAGATGGAAGACATGTAGTGTTTCGTGATTACTTTTCGAGTACTGTTTTTAAACCACCAAAAGAGAATTATCTTACACCAAGTGTAGATATTATAAACTCTGGTATTCGTTTCATGGACGGCAATGTTGACTGGGCTACAAGAGTCAACTCACTTGCTTTTGATTGGGAATACCAAAATATGATCGGTATACTTGCCGCAAGTTATGCAGCAAAAGGTCATAAAGTTCTAGTAGTAGCCGATAGAGTAGATTTCCTAAAGAGTTGTGCAAGGCTCGTAGGAGATACTGCAATCTGCGTAACTGGAGATATTCCACATGAGCAGAGAGCAGAGATGGTTAAGGAAATCTTTACTGACAAAGATGTTCTCTTTGGAACACAAAGTATCTTCTCAGAAGGTATCAGTTTAGATTGCCTTAGTTGTCTCATTTTAGGTACGCCCATAAACAATGAGCCTTTGCTCACACAGTTAATCGGGCGAGTAATAAGAATGTATGACGGAAAACAACAGCCCAAAGTAGTGGATATTAACTTACATGGTCGAACTGCTAGAAAGCAGGCTTCGGCGAGAAGGGGATATTACATACGACAGGGCTATGAAGTTTTTGAAGTATAGCATGAAAAAATATATCTTGACACGGAGTTAAAAGTTTGTTATAATATGTTATTCTATAATTGGGAAAAAGTAAAAAGGGAAAGCAACGGGAGTGTCAAAGATATTTTGACGATACTTCACATACTTACCTATAAGCTACCACCAGTGAATAGACATGATAGAATATATAAATTCTGGACTAAAAGTTTTCATGGGGATTCGTTCCTAGTAAACCCAGAAGCGTTATTCATTCAAAGAAGGAGATATTCAGATGGCGAGATTGCACAGTATGCAGGTATCGCATCATTGCGTAATTATTTTGAATATCAGAAAAACAAAGATACCACATTAGACCTCCTTCACTTTACAGGGAACGAGGACAGTATTAAAAACAATAGATTACTACGAATAGAAAATGACAGAATACATTTTTTGTTTGAAGAAATCACTTTAAAGGAATTAAAATGGCAATAAAATTTAATCAAACCAAGGGCGAAGCCCAAAAGAATAAAATCGACAGTTATCAATATGTCGAAGGCGACAACAAAGTAAGAATGGTAGGGGATATGCTTCCTCGCTATGTTTACTGGTTGAAAGGCGAAAACGGTAAGAATTTACCATTCGAGTGTCTATCATTCGATAGAGACGCAGAAGCATTTACCAATGTAGAAAAAGACTGGGTAAGAGAATATCATCCTGATCTTAAATGCGGTTGGTCTTATGCTATCCAGTGTATTCATGACGGAAAAGTCAAAGTACTAAACTTAAAGAAAAAATTACTCGAGCAGATTATGGTTGCAGCAGAAGATCTTGGTGATCCAACTGATCCTAAAACTGGTTGGGATGTTTACTTTAAGAGAGTTAAGACTGGACCAATGGCTTATAATGTTGAATATCAACTACAGGCTCTCAAATGCAAACCAAGAGAGTTAGACGATTCTGAAATGGAACTCATTGCAGAACTTAAGTCAATGGACGAAGTACTTACTCGACCAACAGCGGATGCACAAAAAGAACTACTTGACAGATTACGAGAAGGGGCTAGTAATTCTACTCCTGACGAAACTGTCTCCGATGAATTTGATATTACATAGGAGAAAGTTATGTTAACAGTAGGCGACAAATTTCCAAACTTACATATGCAAGGTGTGAATGAAGAAAATGATTTCATTGACGTAGATGTACTGCTGCCCGAATGGACAGTAGTATATTTCTACCCAAAAGATTTTACTTTCATTTGCCCAACAGAAATAGCAGCAATGGATGAATTAAGTACTCATTGTGATGTTATTGGTGTGAGTGGAGATAATGAATTTTGTAAACTTGCTTGGAAAAAAGATAACTCTTTAATTAGAGATATCCAACATATTCTTGCAGCAGACTGTGGTCTGAGGCTTTCTCGTGAACTAGGAATAGTTGATGAGGAGAATGGGGTTTGTTACAGAGCAACTTTCATTATTGATCCTGAAGGAACAATTCAACATGTATCAGTAAATGCGTTAGATACAGGAAGAAACGCAATCGAAGTTTTACGAACACTACAAGCCTTACAGGCAGGTGGTCTTACAGGGTGTTCTTGGACACTTGGAGACGAGTTCGTAGGATGATTCTATTTACAGCAGATTGGCATATAAAGCTAGGTCAAAAGAATGTACCACTGCCTTGGGCATGTGCACGCTATGAAATGTTTTTTGAACAAGTTCATGACTTAGAAAAAGGTGTTGACCTGCACATCATTGGTGGGGACTTGTTTGATCGAGTTCCCAGCATGGATGAACTAACACTTTACTTTGACTTTGTAAAGGGTGTCACAGTGCGCACTATTATATTTGATGGTAACCACGAAGCAACACGCAAAAACAAAACATTTTTTACAAATTTAAAAAAAGTTACAGAACAACTGAATTCATTAGTAACAGTTATAGATGAAACTATTGTAGATGATTTTAGTAATTATGCAATATTACCTTATGCAGACTTGCATAGAAAAAACAGTATTGAGGATATAAATTCTCAAATACTCTTTACTCATGTTCGTGGAGAGATACCACCTCATGTACAACCTGAAGTAGATTTATCACGCTTTGATAAATTCAAAGTTGTATTTGCAGGAGACTTACACGCACATAGTAATACACAAAGAAACATAGTATATCCTGGCAGTCCTATGACTACTAGTTTTCACAGAAACAATGTGGAGACAGGATATCTGATGATAGATGATAATGATGGATTTCAATGGACATGGCATACTTTTGATCTACCACAATTAATTCGTAAAACAGTTACAGATCCTAGTGAAATGGTTCAAACAGAGTTTGATCATACTATATATGAAATTGAAGGAGATGTATCTGATCTAAGTAATATCAAAAATAGTGAATTACTTGACAAAAAAGTTATAAAAAGAAAGACAGAAGCCACTCTAATACTCGGCAAAGAAATGACAATAGAAGAAGAATTAGGAGAGTACCTAAGTTATATATTAGAGTTAGACGACAGTAAAGTTAAAAATATTTTAGGAGTGTTTAGTGATTACGCTAAAGAAGTTACAATGGAGTAATTGTTTTAGTTATGGTGAAAATAACGAGTTAGATCTTAATGATACCATAGTTACACAATTAATCGGCACAAATGGAGCACGTAAAAGTTCCATTCCTTTGATTCTTGAAGAAGTTTTGTTTAATAAAAACTCAAAAGGAATCAAAAAAGCAGAAATACCAAATCGTGAAGTCAATAAAGGCTATGATATTTCTTTGTCTTTTGATGTTGTAGATGACGAGTATTTAATTGAAGTTATTCGTAGAGGAAATATAAAAGTAAAACTCTACAAAAACGGAGAAGATATATCTAGTCATACAGCTACAAATACATATAAGACTTTAGAAGAAGTAATTGGTATAGATTTTAAAACTTTCTCACAGATTGTTTATCAGAATACTAATGCTAGTTTACAATTCTTGACTGCCACCGACACTAATAGAAAAAGATTCCTAATAGATTTATTACAATTAGATAGTTATGTAAAATACTTTGATGTTTTTAAAGAATTATCACGAAATTTAGCTGGAGACGTTTCTCACATACAAGGGAAAATTGACACAATCGATAAGTGGTTATCAGATAATTATTTGGAAGATACATCACTACTTTCGAAATTAGAATTACCATTTTACTCGGAAGAAGATGAAGAAGCTTTGCGATCTTTACAAATAGAATTCCAAAATATCTCAGAAATTACGAAAAAAATAAATCAAAATAATTTATATAAAAGCCAGTTAGAGTCCATAGATTTAGGACTAGCGAAAGAGTATGTTGACAACAATGAATGGCAGGATACAGAGCGTTTAGTAGAAGAGATTGGTGAAATAAAATCACAGGGTGCTCAAGAAGTACGAATGGTTAAGAAATATATGGACTTGCAGGAACTAGATGATGCTGGATGCCCAACCTGTGGTCAAGACATAGACTTAGCTTTTATTAGAAAAGAATTACATAGGCATCAAACTGCACGCACAGCATATTCTGAAAAATTAGAAGAAGCAAATGACAGACTTACAGACATAAACTATGACAATAAGATGTTGAAACAAATGGAACAGAAGATAAACAGTTGGGAAGAAATATACAGAAGCATAGATCAAACTTTACCAGCAGAGATTCCAGACTCAGAAGAAGTGCAAGACAAAATAATTAAATTGAAAGAAAGAATAAGCAATAGACAAGAAAGAGTAAACGAAGTCATAGAAGAAAATGAGCGTAGAGAAAGACACAATACTCGACTTTCAATTATTGAAGAACAACAAACAGATTTTGAAGATCAACATGCAGATCTAGTAAACCAATTAGCGGAAGCTAATGATAGATTTGCTAATGTTGATATACTTAAAAAAGCTTTTAGTACAAATGGACTACTAGCATATAAAATTGAGAATCTTGTAAAAGATCTCGAAGAACTAACAAACGAATACCTTGCTGAGTTATCAGATGGACGATTTAGTCTTGAGTTTGTCGTATTAAATGATAAACTTAATGTAGAAATAGATGATAATGGCAAAACTGTAGATATATTAGCTTTGAGTGCGGGAGAGTTAGCAAGAGTTAACACTTCAACACTTTTAGCAATTCGTAAACTAATGAGTAGTATATCTAAGTCTCAAATAAATGTGTTATTCTTAGACGAAGTAACAAATGTTTTAGATGAGCAAGGAAAGGAACGACTAGTAGAACTTCTACTAAGAGAGGAAAATTTGAATACTTACATAGTATCACATGGCTGGACTCACCCATTACTAGCTAAGATAGAAGTAGTAAAAGAAGAAAAAGTAAGTAGGCTCGAACTTGGTTAATCCTAGACAAAAAGGTAACCGAGGTGAGCAACAAGTATTATCTATGCTTGAACGACTTACAGATGAGAAATGGGTACAAACTCCAGGATCTGGAAGTGGAAAGATCAAAGGAGATTGCATGGTGCCTGACAAAGTAAATTTATTTACTGTCGAAGTCAAGTTTTATAAAGACATTGGTTTCAATAGTAAGATATACACTCAGAAAAGTAATAATCTTTTCAAATGGTGGAGTAAACTTTGTAAACAAGCACAACAAATGGAACAAGAACCACTGTTGATATTTAGAGAGAACCACGGAAAGTTCTTTGCAGCAACAGTACGAAAACCAAAAAATACATTGCGTTATATGCACATTGCCTGGCTAGGTGCATATATACTAATCGCAGAACACTGGCTAGAAAAAGAGGAGATAATATTTACAAATGGCGATAACATTCTCAGACCTTGGGAACCCAATTCAAAATGGGAACTTGCTGATAGTTGATAGTCTCAATATAGCGTTTAGATGGAAACATCAAGGTGTAACAGACTTCAAATATGATTATGTACGAACAGTAGAAAGTTTGGCAAAGTCATACAATGCAGGTAATATTATAATTACTGCTGACGGTGGCAGTTCTTATAGAAAAGAAATATTCCCAGAATATAAAGCAAACCGTAAAGAAAAGTATGCAGAACAAACTCCTCAAGAAGAAAAAGAGTTTGCTATGTTTATGGCAGAGTTTAGTAATACTCTAACATTACTCAAAGAAAAATATCCAGTCTTTCAATTCAAAGGAGTTGAAGCTGATGATATTGCAGCATACATTAGTATGAATCTTGATAAGTATGGATTAGACGAATGTTGGATGGTTTCATCTGATAAAGACTGGGATTTACTTATCAATGATAGAGTTTCTCGTTTTAGTACGGTTACTAGAAAAGAAACCACAGTACATAATTGGGATGAACATTATGATTTTGAGATCCCCGATTATATTACATTCAAATGTCTGACTGGCGACAAAGGGGACAATGTTCCAGGAATACCTGGAATTGGTCCAAAACGCGCAGTTCAGCTAATGGAACAATATGGAGACGTTTTTGATATCTACGATGCTTGTCCTATAGATGGAAAGTATAAATACATTCAGAATCTCAATGAGAACGCAGAACAACTTCTGACAAACGTTGAGCTTATGGATTTAGTTACTTACTCAGAGCAAGCAATCGGAGAACAAAACATAGAAGTTATTAATTCAACTTTAAAAAGGCACTTAAATGAAAATAGATTATAGTCAAGATTCACTGTTAACAGAGTTCAGTTTAAGAACTCTACAAGACAGATATATGGTAGCAGGGGAAACATCACCTCAAGAGGCTTTCGCACGTGCTGCAGAAGCTTTCGCAGATGATGATGACCATGCCCAACGCTTGTATGATTATGCAAGTAAACTTTGGTTTATGTTCTCTACTCCAGTACTTTCAAATGGAGGTACACAACGAGGTATGCCTATCTCTTGTTTTCTAAATTATGTAGAAGATAGTAGAGAAGGTATTACAGATCATTATACCGAAAACGCTTATCTATCTTCCTTCGGAGGAGGTATAGGGGGTTCATGGAGTGCAGTTCGTTCACAAGGAACATCAACTTCAAAAGGCTCAGAAAGCACAGGTGCAATTCCTTTTATGAAAGTAGTAGACTCAGAAATGCTAGCTTTCTCACAAGGAGTTACAAGACGAGGGAGTTATGCAGGTTATATGCATATTACACATCCTGAAGTCGAAGAATTTTTAGATATTCGTAAACCAACTGGTGGAGATGTCAACCGTAAGTGTACAAACTTACATCATGGTGTAGTTATAAATGATAAGTTTATGGAAACTATACACAGAGCTACACATGAGCAAAACTTTGATGATAGTTGGGAACTTATTGATCCTCACTCAAACGAAGTTAAAAAAGTAGTGTCCGCAAGAACACTTTGGGTAAAACTATTGCAGAATCGCATGGAAACAGGAGAGCCTTATCTTATGTTTGAAGATGCTGTAAATGCTGATTTACCAGACTTTCAGAAAAGAAAAGGTCTCTATGTAAATCATAGTAATCTTTGCTCTGAAATTACTCTTGCAACAAATGAAGAAAGAACAGCAGTATGTTGTCTTTCTAGTGTAAATCTGGAGTATTTTGACGAATGGAGCAAAGTACCAGCATTTATACCAGACTTAGTAAGAATGTTAGATAATGTATTAGAATACTTTATTGAAAATGCTCCAAGTCAAATGGAAAAAGCTAAGTACAGTGCTTTGAGGGAGAGAAGTATTGGACTTGGTGCTATGGGATTTCATGCTTACATGCAGAGAAATAATATACCTTTCGAGAGTATTATGGCTGCTAGTAAGAACTATGAGATGTTTAAGCATATAAAACAAGACGCATTGTGGGAAACTCGTAGACTCGCTGTTGAGCGAGGAGCGTGTCCCGATGATGATTCATGTGAAGTAAGAAATGCACATTTACTAGCGATTGCTCCAAATGCAAGTTCTAGTATTATTTGTGGAAACACAAGTCCAAGCATCGAACCTTTTCGTGCAAATGCATTTACTCAAAAAACTAAAAGCGGATCATTCTTACAAAAGAACAAATACTTAGAACAGTTATTAGAAAGCAAAGGTGCGAACACTGATAATGTATGGAAAGAGATTGTTGCAAACAAAGGAAGTGTGCAACACTTAGATATTCTTACTCCAGAAGAAAAAGAAGTATTTAAAACAGCTGTAGAGATTAATCAATCATGGGTAGTGGAACACGCTGCAGAAAGACAACAATTTGTTTGTCAATCTCAAAGTGTAAATCTATTCTTTCCGCCTGATGTAAATAAAGGTGATCTACACAATGTACATATGTTAGCATGGGCTAAAAATTTAAAAACATTATACTACTTAAGAAGTGAAGCTATCAGCCGTGCTGATAATGTTTCTTCTCAAGTAAAGAGAGAAATAATCTTTGAACAAGAAGATTGTTTAGCATGCGAGGGGTAAAATGCTACTAGAAGAAAGAGAATATTATAAGCCTTTTGTATATCCTTGGGCATTTGAGTTTTACAAAAAACAACAACAAATGCATTGGTTACCTGAAGAAGTACCATTACAGGATGATATAAAAGATTATAAAGAAAAACTATCAGAGGGAGAAAGAACACTTATAGACAATATATTTAAGTTTTTTACTCAGGCTGATGTTGATGTGTGTTGTGGATATGCTAAACATTATCTACCAACATTTAAACAACCCGAAGTAAGGATGATGCTAGTGAGCTATGCTGCAATGGAAGCAGTACATCAAGAGGCTTACTCTCTACTTTTGGAAACACTAGGAAAGTCTGATGAGATGTACCAAGAATTTTTTGATATACAAGCTATGTCAGAAAAGCATGAGTATCTTACAGATTTTAATATGGACACACCACATGAAATGGCTAAAACAATGGCTGTTTATAGTGGGTTTACAGAGGGAGTGCAATTATTTAGTAGTTTTGCTATACTATTGAACTACCCAAGACATAATATGATGAAAGGTATGGGACAGATTGTTACATGGTCAATAAGAGACGAGTCTCTTCATGTAGAAGGTCTATCTAAACTTTTCAGAACATTTATTGCAGAGAATCCAGAGATATGGACAGATAAACTTAAGTATGAAATCTATTGTGCTGCCGAAAGAGTAGTAGAGCTAGAAGATAAGTTTATTGATATTTGCTTTGATAAAGCAGATATACCAGATTTGACAGCAGACGAAGTAAAAGAGTATATTCGTTATATTGCGGATAGAAGATTACTAGGATTAGGTATGAAGAATATCTTTCATAGTAGTGATGAAAACCCTTTGCCTTGGATTGATATG